TTAATTACCTCAAACTCGGGTTTATCTTCCTTCTCCACCGTGCCTGCAATGCTGGCAAGCATAGAGATAAGAGCGGTCAGCGAGGCACCAAGCAGCCCCATCACGGCAGCGATCTTGTCCGAATCTAACGCAAGGCTAGACAGCACGCCGATCACCACAATGGCCGTGATGTATTTCAGCCCGTCCTTACCAATGGCTTTACCGGCTACGTCCTTGGCAGACGACTGCGCTTCAAGCCGTTGCAACTCGGCCTGTATTTGCACTTTTAGCAACTGGATGTCGGTAACGTCGTTCATTTTTAACCTTTAACTAAAGAACAGTATTGTTAATAGTGCTGCAAACAGTACGCTTACGCAGGCAATTACTTTTAAATTAGCGCGAGTCCGCACCCATGCCGCCCACATCACTTGTCAGCCTTTTCGTCCAACTTGTCCCAGATGCGGGTCAGGATTTGCTCAATACGCTCTAAGGCGGACTTGTAGTCATCGCGGCGCACGAACTGGTGCATCATCTCTTTGTGGTCACGCTGAAGGTTCTCTAGGCTCGTCGTAATCGAGCGCAGCGTCCATCCGGCAAATGCCGCAGCCACAGTCATTGCAATGTTAAAAGCCGCCTGATAGTCCACGTCACTTCTCCGAAAGCGCCTGCGTGGTGACAGCCCGCAGCACGAGGTTTGCCAAAGCGCCGACCATTAGTATCGCCGCAGCCACTTCCTGCCCCCACAGCACGGTCATGTGACCGCCTACGAGTTCAAGGCCGCCAAGGACGGCAAGCAGGACATTCCACCAAACGGTCTTAGACTTAAGTGCGCCTTGCAGCATGTAATCGCCTAAAACCCAAGTTGGTTGATGCGCTCTTGCTCCGCAAGGAAGTCCATTTCTTCTGGCGATTCGCCGCCAAGAAGGGCTGGCCCTGCTTGCAAGAATGTTTCAGGACGAAACGGCTGGGTCGGCACGCCGGAAGCAGCAAATGAGCGAAGTTGCTCCGCTCTGGCTAATGCAAGACGGTTAGCGGCTGCACGCGACGCATAACCCGTTCCGGCAAGAAGACCGGCACCGAGCAATCCGGCGCCCTTAAACGCGCCGGTATACCCAAGGCCGGGAGTAATTGACCGGAAACTGCCGCCGCGAATTTCGCTAAGTCGAGGAGGCGCGGCCAACACCCCAATACCTTCAAGCATGGAAATGTCAAAACGGCCTTTCCCGATTTTACGGATTAAGTCTTTTTCGGCTTCCGTAAATTGCCGCATAGCGCGGTCATTGTCGGCCAGTTTGGCGAACTTCTCTTTAATCTTGACGGCAGGTTCGCCTTTGCCGGTAGTGGCCTCACGAATCGTTCGCTCGATTAGTTTGCTGCGACTCATCCGAGTGTACAAATCACGAGCCTTAACTAACTCTCGTTGAACGGCCTCGGGCGCAACATCTTTGATGAAGTCATCAATATCTCTTACCAAGGCAGAGCCGATACGCGACTCATCCTTGCTAGTGCTTCCTGCTGCTCTGCCCGCCACTCGGCGCAGTACGTCCAACTGATTGATCGTAATGGGCTGACCAGTCTTGGCCTGCTCAACAAACGCATTAACCGCAACTTGCGCCTTGGGGTGCAAAACCGAGTTAAACCCAGATTTATTCAGAGTGTCTTCGATCTTGTAAGACAACTGAGCAATACGCTCAGGCCCCACATCGGCCTTTGCGGACTCAACGTTCGCATAAGCCCGCTCAGACGCTTTCTTCAGTTCTTTGGTTGTCGGGGCTTTTGCCGCCATAAACGGCCTGATCATGCCGCCAACAACAGGGGTGGCGGCGCCAATGACAGCGCCCTCTTCAATCGCTTCTGGATCGGCAACGGCAGCACTAACGGCGCCAGCGGTACCGCCGCCCGCAATTCTCGTAAGAAGCGGAATATCTCGCCCCAAGCCACCAGACTGAACGGCTCGGCCAAACTGATTCACAATCCGAGTCGCTTCTGGGGCCATCGCACGGATGCCGGGAATGGCAGTACCAGCGCGAATAGCACTGCCAAGCAGAGGGCCAGCGGCCATGCTGGCGGTAAACTGAGCGCCAGCACGCATGGCTTTCGCACGCTCTTCTGGCGTCATGCCAGTTTGGGCAACTTGCTCACGAAAGCCGGTTGCGCGATCTATTGCCAAAGACGGGCCTTCCTCTCTGCGAGGAGCAGGCTTGTTTCGCTTGCCGCCACGAGTGCGCGGACCTTTAGGGATTGCTTCTACATCAGACCCAGATGCGAGGAACGCATCCACGTCAAACTCGTCGTTGCTCGTTGCGGTATCCGCTAAGAACGCATCAACGTCAAAGTCATCCATTATCAGACTCCGAGTTTTTTGCGAACTTCAGCCGCACGCGGATGCTTCGGATTCTTTTTCAGCCAATCCATAGCCTTTTGACGTTCTGAGGCAGAAACGCCCGCAGCAGGTCTTTCAGCAGCAGGAGCCATGCGCTTGCCGGGTTTGTTGTCCTCAACAAACTGACGGATGCTCTTCAAAATAGCCCTGTTTGACTCGTAGTCATTAGCCGGATTCGTAACCGCATCCAACCATTGCTGGAGTTCAACGTTGCTGTTCAGTTCTTGCGCGGACATCCCAGTTGCGGCCTTGATGCCTTGCAACAAACGCAAACGAGCACTTTGTACTTGGTTACGCAACGATTGCGCTTTCGTGCCTGTTGCGCGACCGAGCATTTGCCCAAGATCACTAGTCTGAGCAGAGATTTTTAAATTCTCTTGTGCGCTTCGCTTCGTGCTAGGGATAGCGCCCATGCGGTTTAATTCGTCGTAGTTTGTCTCCATTTCCTCGATAACGGAAATGAAGGCATCACCACTCTTCTCGCCTTTTTCAACCGGGGCTTTACCCTTCGGGCCAATGACGCCGGGAGAACCGATGCCACCGCCGCGCCAACGCTTGACATCGACCAGCAAGATTTGGCTAGGGTCATTCGGGTCTTCAACTTCTTTAATTTCAGGGTTGTATTCAGAAGCCTTTTCTCTCGAAACGCCTTTCGTTAGGCGCGGGCCTGCTTCTTCCCCTGTCATCGGATTAACAAATGCAACGGTATCATTAAGGTCAACTTGCTCCAATTCCTTGGTCAGCAAGTCGGCAGTCATCAGACTATTGGATTTGTTCTCAGGGCTGTATTCAACCGGAATAATCGGGTCAAAATCGGGAAACTCTGTTACCAACTGTGAACGCCAAGAGTCCCAGCCGGGCTGGTCAGTTACCCTAGCCAAAGTGTCACGCGACGTTGCCAGAATGGCGTCAATCCCGCTTTGGCGCTCTTGTACGCCCTTGCCGATTGACTGCATACCTTTGCCGCGCTGCTCTTCAAGTTCGTACAGTTCTTTCTGAGCGCCGGGTACGGCATACGCAAAACCAGCGCGAGCCAGTTGATTGCCATACGCAAGCGGGTCAATCATGCCTTCCTTCATGGCGGCAGTCGCAGCCTGACGCCGGGCCTCATTCAATCGAGCCATCTCAGCAGCCTGCGCTTCAGCAGCAGCACGCTGGCGGCCCAACTGCATGGCCTCATACGCATCAATATATGCGCGCCCAGATGCAAGTTCGTTAGCCATGATTATTGGCCTCCGTATGGCGGTTCGTAATAACCATATTGCGGGCTACGCCACGGAATAGCAGAAGATCGAACAGGGCTGTAAGTTGTTTTTCTGCTTTGTATATCCACCGGCTGTAACTGATTGGTTCGATATTGCGTAAAACCACTTAAGGCGTCGCCCAAAGCGGTTTGATAAATATTGCCAACCTGTCCCGCCCGATTGGCTTGAGCGGCTCCAATATCGCCATACGCTTGAGCAGCGCCGCCCGCGTATGCACGTCCACCAACACCCGCCATTTGCGCGGCATTTTGCCCAAATTGACCAAGGTTCATCAGCGCGTTAGTTACCGTAGAGCGTTGGTCCATCAGACGGTTATAAGCATTCATAAACTCTTGCGAGGCAAGGTTTTGCCCAAACTCCGTGCCCGCCTTGATGGCTCCGCCACTCAAGTATCGGCCACGAGCGGATTGCATACGAGCAAGGGCCTTCTCGCCCTCAGACAATCGGAATCCATAACCGGGATCAATCAGCACGTCTTCCATCGTTGGCGTCTTGGTATACATGCCGCCGGGGCCGTACAACGCCGTCAACTGGTTCATGCTCATCTCGCCAGCGCCAAGATACGGCTTCTGGCGGGCAACATCTTCCTCGTACATCTGCTTGCGAAGCGCGATGTCTCGATCAGCCTGCTTTCGGACAGCCTGCTCTTGCTTATCGGCTGCACGCTTTTGAAGCACTCCCCCTACAACAGTGCCGATAATCTGAACCGGATTAGCCATTTGGGAATTCCTCGCGATACTTCGCAAAACTTTCGCCGTATAGTGCCATTACCGCACCTGCTTTTTCCATAGCAGACTCTCGGCCCTGACACAACAGCACCACTAAAAGAACCAAGTCATAGTACGTAGCACGCCAAACAAACGACTTTTCATCTGCTTGACCGCTACGCTCGGCGTCATCCGACGCCTTCCATTTCAGAATGGCCGTGCCCAGCGCGGGCAATAACTGCCCAGCGTGAGCCATAAAAAAACTGTTTGCAGGCATATTGACGAGCGCGCGCCATACGGTGTCATCCAACACCTTGCGATCTACGGCATCGCCATCGGCCACGTCGTCAAACGTCTGCGTGACATGCCACAAGTCAATTAGCCATGCAGCAGCGTCAGGCGGTATGTCTAGCACCTTAAAGTTTTCAATCAGCCAGTATTCGGCGTCGATCACGAGATTTCTCGGCCTGAACAGCGAATGTTGATGGCAGAGGCAGCGGACGCAATAGTCGAAATAGAGCCGCCAGAATCAATGGTGTGCCCGACCAATTCCGGGAACGTATACGTCTCGGAAGGCAACAAAGTCTTGCTCTTAACAATTAAGTTTGAATTGCTAGACGAACTGCCAACAGTAATTAAGTTTACAGAAATAGTGGCCGCACTAACACTGTAATTAGTGGCTGTAAACTTATCTATGATAGCCGTTACGTTGGACGCGGTGTATTGAGTCGTTTGCGCGTCAGCAGCCGTTCTGGCTGAAATTAAAACTTTAGATATGACTGCCATAAATACCTCAAGGCGCAGAATCGACTTCAACAGTAATAACGCAGAAATTCACTATTTCTTGAGTCGCTGCATTACGAATTTGAATGTACAACTCACGTTCAACAGCGTTATTAGTTGCCGACAACGTGAAATCTCTTGTGGTGCCAAGCGAGAGCCATGTTTGCGGTGTGGCTCCGCCAACAACGCCACCGCCAGGAATCCCGCCGGGACCGCCTCCTTGCGGAGACCACTGAGCATAAACCTCATAATCTGATGAGGTTCCGCTGGTAAGCCATTCACCCGTGATGTTGACCAATGTACCCGATACGTTAGTGGCGAGGGCTTGACCGTCAGATCGCAATCGGTAAGTCGCGGTTGCCGTGCCTCCAACGCCAGATAACGACAAATTGGCCGCGTACTGATCGCTTAACACGACGTTTGATGGATAGGTCCAATAGAAGCAAATGCGCCCACCGCCGCCATTTCCTCCGACTGCGCTGACTACGCCGCCAGAGCCGACTCCGGGGCCGCCACCGCCGCCGGGAGTTCCGCCCGCAACGGAATAACTGGAGCCACCCGTACCCCCGCCTCCGGCGACGTTGCCAGCGTCTCCGCCGACCAAGTTAGTTCCGGCAGTTGCAGCGGACGTTGCTGGAAATGGAATGCCGCCATCAAGAACGTTGACCCCAGCGGCTCCGGGCGCAGTTTCTCCTCCCCCGCCGCCGTACCCAGCCGTTAATTCAATGCCTCCGCCACCGGGCGGAAATTCAACAACAGAAGGGCCGCCATTAGAGCCATCAGCGATCGTAGTGCTTCCTGCGCCACCAGTGCCGACATTGTAGGAAATTTGCGAAGAACCGCCCGCAACCGAAAATGAACGCTTGGCATATCCTGCGCCACCGCCACCATACCCGGCGCTGCTGCCATTGACGCCACCTCCGCCACCGCCGCCCCACATTTCAACAGTGACGCCAGTGGAGCCTGTAGGGGCAGTGATTGTTCCGCTCTGGCCTGCCGCAAAGCATTGCCCACCCGGCGCGGATGATGCACTAGACAGCCACAGCAAAAAGTCTGCGCCTGACATTAACTAACTCCGGGGCCGTTAATAATCCAGTTAGTGCTGCCTACCTTCAACAGTACGGCCATAGCATTTTGCGCCAAAGTGCGAGTTCCAGTAGAAGTGCTATTCGCCAAGGTCAACGTGTCAGTGGTAATAGCCACTGAAAGCGACGTGGCATTTCCGTTTACAACCCCGATGATAGTGCCGATTGGAAACGCAGCAGCACTGTTTGCAGGAATGGTGAGCGTTATGCTCGTTCCATTCATGTAAATGTGCTTACCAGCATCGCACAACTTTAATTCATAACTGGCTGTTTGGCTGTTCTGCGGGCAATCTCGATAGCCAATAACATGATTGACGTTTGGAGTGCAGTTATCAGGAACTTTGGCTTGCCCAGTAAAGGTTGGGCTTGCGATTGGGGCAAACGTCGCATCTGTCTGCGCCTTGGTATACGCATCCGTGATGCCGTAACCAGCCAAGGTCGTCGGTGTATTGGTAATGTTTGACCAATTTATTCCGGTTACTGCCGGATCAATAATTGCCGGGATGTTGTCGTATGTGCCAATCAAAACGCCCGCAGAGGTGCGAACTATGAATTTGTAAGCGTATCCCTCTGTTAACCAAATCTCCGCAGGCGTGCGTCCAGCCGAGTTCAGCACGATGGGATTGCTGTTAGCCGTTCCGCCCGTGCTGCTTGTATAGGTTGCGCGAGGGGTCGTGGTACCAGCGTCATACGAATAAACAAGACCGCCCGAAAGCGGATCGCCGTTGTTGTCGAAAAACTGTGCGCCAGCGCCAGCAAAGGCCGAAAGATTAACGGTCATATATTCACCTGATTGACGGTAAGAATGACAGACGGAATGCCGGGATGCACCGCCGTTGCCGCCTCTGCAAGTAATTGAACCGATGTGTCATCTGCCGCCCACATCAACTCAAAGTAGTCGCCATTAGACATTTCAAAAAACAAATTTGCGGCACAAAAAATTTCGCCATTATTTCCTTGAATGCGTATTTGTGATGCGGTGTTTGAAACGTTTACGCCATTCAACCTAGCCCATACATACGCCAAGGCCGTGCCGCCTGATGTTTTATCAAACTGTATTGAAAAGGCAAAGTTATATACGCCGGGCCTATTAGCATAGATGCGCGACGTTGGAGTTCCTCGACGAACGCCTTTGGCAACTACGGTCGTGTTAAATGTAACTGGATATGGGGTGTTAATAGCAGCCGCGACTTGAGTCGTGGTGTCATAAAACGAACCATAATCTGCCGGAACAATTTGCTGCGGGGGCGGCAAAAGTTGCAGGGCTTGGATTTGAGATTGAATATCGCCTAACGCGGATTCTGTCTGTGCAAGCGCGTCCGGCTGAATCTCAAAGTCGTTCAGCGTAAACTGATTTGTTCCCGACCCAGTCAGCACAAACAAATTGTTGAAAAAACGAAACCACTCACGAGACACTAGTCCCGTGCGTTCGTCTATCAACGGCACGCGAGGAGCCGGTATGCGGGTAATGTTGCTAGGCATTGGTTCCCGATATGCTCAGTTCTGCGCCCATGATGGCGATTTTTACGGGGTCCGTGCCAGATACTTCGTACACGCGGTCGCGTAATTTAACCGTCATCCCTAGACGACGATAAAACACACGGAAAAAATACTGACCAATTTTGCCTATTGTTGCTTGATGGTAGTTAGACCATGTATGGCCTCCATCATCCGACCAGCGCAACATAATCTCGGGGTCGCTGCCTTGGCCGAGGTTTAAGCCAACGCCTGACTCCATATCAATCTGAAGCGCGTGATGAGCGGTGCGCTTAAGATTGTTCTCGCCAGTTGGCAGGGCACGCCATGATCGCAACCATTTTTGCACCGCACCGTTGTCTTTGTATTCATCTAGGCTAAACGTATAAACGTTGCCGTTCTCAAAGTCGCCCACAGTCGGTTTATCAAGGAAGTTCGTTTGGCAGTTGGAGCGGTGGCGCTTGAAGTCGCCGTTATCAAACCCAGCGCGTTCGTGCCACGAGTTTGTCGAAGCGTCATATACCCAAGTGGCATTAGCCGACGGAAAAATCAGCACATAGAACGTATGGCCGTCCTGCTGATAAGTATAAGCCAGCGCGTCCGTCGGATCGGAATAGCCCTGTATGGCGTATTCAATAGCATGGGTTGAAACGCGCACGCCTTGGTAGCCTTCCGCTCGATACACGATACCTGTACCACGAGCGTCTGAGCCAAGCCAAAAAACGCTGTTGTCCATCTTGGCAACAGAATATGGGGCAATACAACCAATTTCGTTGTACGCGCCTTGAATACGCGCTAGAGGAAAATCAATCTCTCCAGCGTTGTACCAAACCTCAACCGAGTTCTCGCCAAACAACCATACTTCTCGATGGTCAACAATAATTGCCACCACGTCATCAGGCGCACCTTCCGCGCTGGCAAAGTCCAGCGGGTCGATTGACAGGCCGTCTAAAAGGCTTGTAATCCAAATACGCTGGCTGTTGGGTTCATTAAAAACAAAGTACCCATCTAGATACCCAACCGTTACCGCACCCGGAAAGTCAGGGTCAGTGATCTGCCCAAACGCCAGTGTGTCAAAGTTGTAGATAAATCCGTCAGGATTGCAGGCAATAAATAATTGCGTGCCGTTATCGGCCATAGACACAGGGCCGGTTCCGGTGACATCACCAATCTTGGTAATTACTAACGAACTGGAAACCTTGTAAAACTCGTTGGCTGAAATGACATATAAGATGTCATTGTGTGTGTATAGCCCACGGATAGGGCCAGTGCCAACCGTAGTCAACAACTTTAAACCGGGACAACGCTGCAAGTACGCCGGTTCTTTTCCGCCTTCTGGGATAATTTCTGGATACAAATTGATCATTCGATTGGCAGCCGCGTTTGGGCTGCGAATCAAATATGCTGACCCCAGAATTGGCGTCTTCATTAGAAGTTGCCCGTAAAGATATTAAAGCGCGGACGGTTAACGAGCAGCGCCGCTGGCATCGCCATCACGTCATCCGGGTTGTTGATGCGCTTCAAGTCGCGCTTGCTGTACATAGCAATACGCTGAACCTGCGGGGATGGTTCGACACCAAACTCGGCTGCAAGTTCACAGGCCAAGTTGAATCGAAATGCTCGAAGGTACCCCGGCGGAAACGCTAAATCAGTAGCCAATGTGGCAGGCGTTGTTAGCGGTCGCACGGATACAAAATGGAACTCCAGCACCTTGGTTGGCACCGGATAGATATAAATCTCAACGTCCGGGTAGGTCATGTTGACCCACATAAACTGCGGATACGTAGAGGTTACGGTCTTGACGGCAATATTGTTGTATTGCTCGTTGTTAATCAGTTTGATGCCATACGACACGTTGGTCGAGGCGTCACGGAAATAGGTGGCGTCGTCCATCAGGATAGGACGCTCGGCTACAAACGTGCCGGTCGGTCCCATCGTAATCGTGCGGACGTTGGGTTGCCAGTTGTAGACTTGATCTTGGGTTGAAAAGACCGATAGACGCTCGGTACTCCAAGAGTCAAGCATCTGGTTAAGTGCGGTGAGGGCGTCCTGCGACGTGGCTGCGGAGGGAACTTCACCCTCGGCCAACTGCCCGATCAGCCGCAACGCGCCGTTGATTTGATCGGCAGCAGTTGTAGCCATGATTTACTCCTTACGGCGGCGACGAGTTCTCAACGCATTATGCTGAGAATCCCCCAGCGCCGCCATATCTGACGACGCCGAGGGTTCAGACTCATCAGGATCAGAGGGATCAAACTCCTCCCATCCTTGTTCCATATCTTCCCTCGCTTCCATCCACGAGATAGCAATTTTTTCCCCATGTCTGGGGTGGCGAAGGTAGATATTGGACATATTACGAGGCCAGCAACGGCAGGCTGTACCACTGGGTTGCGCTGTAAGCCACCAACATCGTCGCGGTGTTTGCCGCGATGTTGTAGGAAGCGTTAGCGGACAACGCGTTAACGATTGCGCCCGAAGCCGGGTAAATCTTCAGAATGGAACCAGCGCCATTCTTGACGATTACAACCTGACCCGGTTCGGCAACCGGAAGAATCACGCCTTTCGTACCGTCAGCGCCCGTGACCAGCGTAAACGCCGAGCCAAGAGCCGCAGCGTCGGTCTGGGCAGAGCCAGTCGCCGCAACGGTTGAAACACCCAAGAAAAGACTGCTGAACTGCGGGTCTGCGTAGGCAACACCAACTGCCTGTGTATTAGGCATATCAATACCCCTTTAGGTTATGCCCCCGGCGGGTTTCCCCGCCGAGGGCGTTGCCATTACGAAACGCGGTAGACAGTCCACGCGCCAACGCCGGTCTTGCGGCAACGGAAGTGGCCGGACGAAGCCGCCGCAACCGCACCCGCACCAACCAGCGTCCAACCCGTGCCGACGGCCACCGTAACCGCATCTGAACCTGACGCATCAATATTGATGACGAAGAAGTCAAATGCAGAATCGTTCTTCTCGCTCATCGACGGGTAGGCGGCCTCAAGAAGAGCCACCGTCGGCAGCGTCAAATTGCCAGCCGTGCCGTTGAAAGTGAAAAGACCCGCGACCAGTTCAGCAGGGGACGCCGTAGCGGCTGCCGTCAAGGCAAGCGGGGCAACCTGCGAGAAAAACAACGGCTCGCCATTGTTGCCGTCGCCAATCTGATAACCACCAGAACCATTAGGAAGTGCCATTTTTAGTTACTCCTTAAATTTAACCATTAACCCCAGAGGCGGACAGCCATCTGCGGACGGATCACCGAGTAGCCATACAGCACGTCGATACGGCACGGCATACGGTCGTTGTTGATGTCGTACTGACGAACAACGCGCATGGAGATACCGTTGTGGACCTGACGCGAAGCCATGTCAACGCCCTGCGGCAGCAGGAGGTCAGCCGTGGCAAACGCAATCGAGTCGCGATGGTACACGAGGTTCTGCGGGTACTGGCTCGAAGCGCCACCCAAGAAGGTGACAGCGGCACCAGACTGCGGGAACGAGTCAACCGTGGCAAGAGCAACGCTGGAAGTGTAGATCGCCGGGCTGATCTTCACAGCAGCATACGCACCGCCCGAGGCAGCCACGTCTTCCGTCACCACGAACTGCTGGAGCGAGCCAGTCGATTCGCGGGTCTGCGGGTTGACCGAGTACACGTTAGCAATCGTGAACACGTCGCCCTTCTTGATCGTCTGCGAGCCAGTGCCGGTGATCGCAATCGACGACGTGCCCTGAGCCGAAACCGTCGTGGTGACAGTGTGGGCGCCAGAACGGCTGCCGGTCGTGAACTGCTTGATCGACTGCGACATGGCAAGTTCGTCGTAACCGAGGATGCCTTCGCCCATCAAGCCGCTCTTAAACTGCTTGCTGATCGTTGACACCGGGTTGAACAAGCCCTTCATGCCTTCCACGAGCGCGGCGTTAGCAGCCGGGTTCACGGTGGCGTAGCGGGGCGACATGCCAGCGGCGGCTTCGTTCAACTTCTGCTGCGCCTGCAACAGAACGAGCGAGGTGCCCGGAGTCGTGCCCGGAGTACCAACCGACTGGTAGATGCTGTTGAACGAGTTGGCAACGTCAGCGTCGATGCTGGAGGCCAACTGGCTGATACGCGGCTTCAGCACGCGCTCGGCAAAGTCGTCCAACTGCATCGTCATTTCGGCGGTCGTAAAGTTGACGCCGATGTGCTTCTGCGAAGCAACCGTCAAGGTCGTGAACTGCTCGTTGTCGTCCTGAACTTGCAGGGCGGCACCGTCGGTCACAAGAGCGCGGTCCGGCAGACGGATACGCAGCGTGGTGCCGATCTTGGCGCCTTCCACGGCATACGAATCGTCGTACTGACGGTTCACGTTGCGGGTGATCACAAGGTTGTTCTCAAGAATTTCGAGAGCCTTCCGAGTGATCATGTCAATAGTAAGAAGTGTATTAGCCACTTTCGTGTCCTCAAAAAGATGTTAGCGGTTACGCGCTTCCCAATTCTTAATCTGTCGCTGACGCTCGCGCTCAATCCACTCTGACGCACTCATGGCCGAAATTGACCGTGGGTCCGTCGTGTCGTAGACCGGAGCGCCAGTGCCTTTTGCCGTGACAGGCTTAATAGGCGGGGGCGCACTGGTAGTCTTTTTAACAGGGGCAGGACTGTCGGCCATTTTGGCCTCAATCTTGCCAATTTCCTTAGCCTGAAGGAATTGCGGTAAGCGGGAAATGCGCTCGGCTTCCTTCGGATTAGACCCCAGAAAGTAGGCTATATCTGGCCCCAAATCTGACGCCTGAATCGTCTGTGCCATCACAGTCGTGATCGGCAGTGCGTTGTTGTACGCGACTTGCTCGAAGTCATCGTACTTGTCACGCGCAGCCTCTTCACGCTCGTGATACGCCTCTAAGAGAGCCATCTGCTCCCGCTCTGCTTCGCGTCGGGCGAGGAGTTCTGCTGCTTTGCGTTCGGCTAAAGCCTCGGCATAAGCGTCAGGGTCTTCGTCCTTGCTAGGCAGGGCAGCGGCTTCAGCCTGAAATGGCTGCGCTTTTAACGCCTGCTCTCTTTCCCACTTGCGACGTTCCCTCGCAAGCCTCTTGCCGACCATTGCGTCCAACTCTTCTTGAGTGAACGTTTTGGCTGGCTTTTCCTCCGGCTGTTGCGTTTCTGCAACGACTTCAAGTTCCGGGGCCGCCGTAGCCTCCGGTTCCGGCGCGGATACTTCCGCTACAACTTCAGGGACTTGATTTTCGTCCGACATAAACTTCCTTACGGAAACCTGATGAACCGCATCAGTACGGTCAAACTTTAACTTACAAGTTGCGTATGTGCAACATTATGCTTGACTTGAAGGAGAATTAACTACAACCCAAGACTGCGTGCCTTCATCCCATGTGTACATTTTGGGCGGCTCACCAGTACCGGCATCTTGCGGCATTGGCACCGGAGCCTGCCATTGGGCATTAACGTCCAGAACCCACGACGGATACGGCTGCGGTGCTACGAAAGCGTCGATGTCGGCGCGGTAGGTGTAGCCGATACCAGCGTAGTTCTTGCGAATGTTGCCGTTGTAACTGGTTTGCTTCCAGTTACCGCCGAGCAACTTCTGGCAGAACGCCACGCCGATGCTTTCAAGTTCATTGCCGTTAGCGTCAGACGTATCCTTGTTGTCTACAACGATGACGCGCTTGACGACATTGTTTTCATCCAATTCTGCGAAGTGTGCCACTTTGTTACTCCTTCAAATGCAATGCGGTCAGGCTGCTTTCGTCACCTACATAGCCAGCCGGAAAAGTATTAAATGCCAAAGATACTCGATCATCGCCCTGCACGGTTTCTACCATGTGCGTCAGGCTTGACGGAAACAGCATCAAATCGCCAGCGCCAACCTCAAACCACCACGAATCGCTGTTGTGGATGTTGTAGTTGTCGGTCGGCAGTTTGATCTGCTGATAGCCGTCTTTGTAAAAGTAAATCTTGTCCCGCTCACGGGCAGCCTTGAGGTACAGCACCCCAGACACAAACGAGTTGGGATGCGCGTGTTTGTGGTGGTATTGACCGGCCTTGGTGTAGTTCAGCCACGATTGCGTCAGGCGCAGCGTAACGTCGTGTTTCGGCGCGTAAATAGAACGCAGATACTCGTTGACGCTGGCTTCGGCAAACGCCTTGAGGCTTGCCATCGTGTCGTGACGCAGCACATAACGGTCATCGCTCGTCGTGTTGCCCATGTTGCTATGCGTCGGCTGCTCGTCCACAAACGACATTTCCTTGGCGGTGTAGTCCCGTCCAAGTTCAAACTTGGCGACAGCCGTAGGAAAAAGGTTGTATGTAATCACGCAACCGCCTTTTCAATCTGGGCAACGTAGTCGTCAAACGCAGCCTGCTGCTCGGGCAACAGGATCGTCGGCACCGCGTCCTCAAGTTCCTTGATCTTTTCAATCGTGAACATGATTTCATCCCAAGACGGCTTGGGTCGCGGGTCTTCCCAGCGGGTGATCTCGCGGTTGCTGATCTCCCACTTTGCGCCGGGGCGAAGCAAGTGCATCGCCGTATCAATGCCCATGAGTTGATAGGTTTTCATGTGAAGTTGACCTTGAGGATAACGATACCGGAGCCGCCTGCTGCGCCGGGGCCATTTCCACCCCCGCCGCCACCTGCGCCTCCGCCAGTATTAGCCGTACCCGGATTGCCAGTTCCTCCAGAAGTGGCTACGCCATTTCCGCCACCGCCTGAACCGCCAGTTCCGGCAGCAGTTCCGCCCGGTGTAAATCCACCGCCACCACCACCGCCAGCGTAGGTTACGCTGCTGCCGCTAATTGACGATGCTGTGCCAGCGCCTCCATTACCGGCTTGAGGCGTTGTTCCGTTAGCGCCAACAGCAGAAGCACCGCCACCGCCACCGGCAGACGCGCTACCCGGAACGCCTACCCCTGTGCCACCATTTGATCCTTGTGACGGGCTTACTGATGGAGTGTTTCCGTTGCCGCCCGTGCCGCCACCACCCCAGCCGCCGCCGCCAGAGCCGCCATTCTTTCCATTAGCACTTCCGGCGGTCGCGCCACCACCGCCCCCTCCAGTTGAGGTTATGGTGCTAAATGTAGAATCAGCGCCAGATGATCCAGAGGTAGAGCCAGAACCAGCGCCCCCCGCGCCAACGGTAATCGTGTAATCGGTGCCTGCGGTAATACTTAAAGCAGTCCCGGTACGAAAACCGCCTGCACCACCACCGCCAGAGGCGTTATATCCACTACCCCCACCCCCCGCAACAACGAGGTAGTCAACGCTCACCGCACCCGCTGGTGCAGTCCACTTCTGCGATGACTTAAAGGTGAAGATTGTGGCAGAGCCGATGTCGTACTTGAGGATGACGATGCCAGAGCCGCCTGCGCCGCCTATGTTTTTAGCGTTACCACCACCACCACCGCCGGTGTTAGCGGTGCCAGCATTAGCCGTTCCAATGCCATTTACCCCAGCACCGCCGCCACCAGCACCACCAGCGCCGCCCGTTCCAGATGTTCCGGGGACATCAAGACTGCCCCCGCCGCCACCGCCAGCATAGGTAACGCTGCTTCCAGAAATTGAAGATGCTGTGCCAGCGCCACCAGCGCCTGCTACTGTACTATTCGGAGCCGAACCACCGACAGCAGAGGCGCCGCCTCCACCCCCAGTTCCAGCCCCGACACCTGTGTTATATCCAGTACCGCCATTATTACCTTGCGATGGCGAAGTGCTAGGCGTGTTACCCGTACCCGCAGTTGATGTTGCTCCCGTACTTAACGGAGTGCCACCGCCTCCCCCAGAACCGCCATTAAGACCTCCAGAAGTTGCAGAATAAAATCCTGCACCTCCGCCGCCATTAGAAGTAATTGTGCTAAATACTGAATTTGAGCCTGTAGAGCCGGTTGTTGATAAACCTCCAGAACCCCCAGCACCAACAGTAATTGTGTAGTCAGTTCCGGCGGTAACGCTAAATCCAGTTCCGGTGCGAAATCCGCCAGCGCCACCGCCGGCTCCTGCCACATCAAATGGCCCTGTCATTCCTCCTGCACCACCGCCGCCGCCCGCGACGACAAGGTACTCCACCGCGCTAACACCGCTCGGGCAAGTCCATGTGCCGGTAGAAGTGAACGTGGCTACGACAGATTGGACGGGGACGGTGTATTTGAGGATGACGATGCCGGAACCGCCTGCGCCGCCTGCGCCATCGGAGGAAGGAAGCGAAAATCCACCGCCGCCACCGCCACCGCCAGTATTGGCAGTTCCGGCACTTGCTGTGGTGCTACTTGCAGACCCATTTCCACCGCCACCGGACGCGCCATTTCCTGCCGATCCAGCACCGCCCGCATTTGCGCCGCCGCCACCGCCGCCCGCGTAAGTAACGCTTGAGCCAGAAATTGATGATGCTGTTCCAGCACCACCATTACCACCGGCAGTTGTTGATCCGTTTGATCCGACCGTTGATGCACCGCCTCCACCACCGCCGCCTAAAGTGCCGGGAAGAGTTCCGCTGCCGTCGCCTCCGTTGCTTCCCTGTGATGGCGAAACAGACGGCGTATTTCCCGTGCCACCTGTTCCTGCCGTTGCGTTTGGTGAAACAAACGAATACGAGCCACCGCCACCAGAGCCGCCGTTTAATCCGGTACGAAGTGTTGTGCCTGCATCGCCGCCAGACGCGCCGCCGCCGCCGCCGGTAGAGGTAATTGTGCTAAATACTGAATCATTGCCGTTACTTCCACGGGCAGAACGAGTTGATGCGCCATTGCCGCCTGCTCCAACCGTAATGGTGTAGTTTGTACCCGCAGTAACGCTTAATCCGGTGCCAGTACGGAATCCGCCAGCGCCGCCAGCGCCTGCCGAAACTGCACCGCCACCGCCGCCGCCTGCAACGACAAGGTATTCAACTTGCGTCACGCCGGTCGGGGCAGTCCAGTTACCCGATGCGGTGAAAATCTTATATTCGGTGTAGGCCGCGCCCGCCACTTTGGCGGCAAGCAGCAAACTCATGATGCCGCTCATGGCTTAACTCACGTTGCCGTTAATAACGCAAACCGTACCTGATATAAACAGAATTGTCGCAACACCTCTTGTAGCCAACGTAACGGTTGCTTTGTCGCTATCCGTGCCCGCGATGTACGCCGTCGTAATCGTGCAGGTAATCGTGATGTTGCCAGAGGTGTTGTTAAACACCGACACCACATCGCCAGTCGCAAATGTCGCATCGGGAATCGTGATCGAGCCGCCAGATCCGACTTCAATAAACTCACCAACGTCGCCGGTAGCCAGCGTGTAAGAAGTTGTCTTAGCCGATCCTGAACGCGGGATGTTTCGATAGCCAACCGCGTTAGTGCCGTCAGCCGTACAGTTAGACAGGTTGCCCGAGGTCGGCGTACCCAATACCGGCGTCACCAAGGTTGGCGTATTGGCAAACACCAGGGCGCCAGTACCCGTCTCGTCCGTCACCGCAGCAGCAAGGTTCGCGCTCGACGGCGTAGCAAGCCATGTGGCGACGTTGCTTCCAAGGCCGGAAATGCCCGTTGAAACAGGCAAGCCCGTACAACTTGTCAGCGTGCCAGAGGACGGAGTTCCAAGAGCGCCGCCATTAACAACGAACGCGCCTGCTGATCCCGTATTAACGCCCAGCGCAGTAACAACGCCGGTACCCGTTGTAATGCTGCTCGGCGCAGCGCCAGCGCCGCCACCGACAACCAACGCATTTGCAGCCAGCGCAGTTGACGAGGCAATCGTTCCGGCAGCGGTAAAGGCCAACACGCCGCCGCTTGTTCCGCTGGTTAATCCGGTGCCACCATTGGCAACAGGCAAAGTGCCTGTAACATCCGATGCAAGGTTAACCGAAAGCGTACCGCCCAGTGTCAGGTTGCCGGAACTTGTCACCGTGCCGGTAAGCGTAAGGCCGTTAACCGTACCTGTGCCGCTAACCGATGTAACTGTTCCCGTGCCGCCGGTTGCTGCAATCGTAATAGCGCCGGAACCGTTGGTAATGCTAATGCCACTACCAGCAGTAAGCGTCGCTTTTGTAAGCGTGTTACCAGTGGAGTTGCCAATTAACAACTGACCGTTGGTGTAAGACGTTTGACCCGTACCGCCATTGGCAACAGGCAAAGTGCCGGTAATTTGGCTTGTTAGGTCAACACCAGACAGTGTACCGCCTAGCGTCAAATTACCCGACGAGGTAACAGTGCCGGTCAGCGTAATGCCATTTACCGTGCCTGTGCCTCCAACAGAAGTGACCGTTCCAGTACCGCCAGCCGCAATCCACGACAGCGTGCCGGAGCCGTTGGTTGAAAGAACATTCCCATTCGAACCATCAGCGCTTGGGAGCGTATAAGTCGTGCTGCCAGCAGCCGCAGCCGGAGCAATACCAACGTAACCAGATGAAGAACCAGAAAGGCGAAGAGTGCCCTTAACATCAAGTTCGCTGCCGGGGGTAAGATAACCAGCGCCGATACCAACGTTGCCGTTGTTAAGAATAACCATGCGAGTGACAGATACGCCACCGGACGACTCTGCTACATCGTAAAGATTAAACTGCATCGGCAACGGCGTTCCCGTGCCTTCTGAGTTTGAATTTAATGATGCCGCAACATTTGTAAGGCGAATACTTGCGCTGCCAGCGTTGTTTGGATCAGATGAACTATTAGACAAACTCCAACTTGTAGTCGTGCTGGTTCCATTTGGAATTACACTAACTCGAGTATCAGCGTTTGTCGTATAACTCTGAAAAACAGTTCTGCCGGACCAAAGACCGTTAAATTTTCCAGTAATTTTTTGGCTTGTACTTGAAAATGTTAAGTTTCCAGAAGCCAAGTCAATTTTTTCAGACGGCGTGTTAGTGCTTACGCCAATTCGATCGGTTGACGCATCAACAAACAGCAAGTTTGCGTCAGTATCACCCTCAATGCGCGTATCCTTGTCTGCACCGGCTTCGTTAATAACTACAGCGCCATTCAGTGATGAATCGCCAGAAACATCAAACTTGGCCGACGGCGTATTAGTGCCAATACCAATACGATCCGTTGAGGCGCTGGCAAAGAAAAGATTTGCGTCTGAGTCGCCTTCAATACGGGTGTCGTTATTGCCGCCAGCCTCGTTAACAACCAGCGACCCGTTGATGGTCGTTGATGGCATCGCGCTTGCGATGTTTGAAAGCGTTAACTTGTAGTTAGCGCCTGATCTGGCAATGACATATTCGTCGCCTGATTGGGCTGGCGCGCCAGAACTTAATGCACTAATTTTAGTGTCGGCCATGACTTACTCCAATTCAATCTTGCTGCCGTCTTCGAGCAGCACAAATGAGCCGTCTTCAAGCAGCAAAAATCCGCCGCCACTTGGCGAAGGCGCAGCCTTCGGACGGCCAAGAGCAATAATTGATCCTAGCCCAATGGCTAGACCATTTCTTAACGCTACGCCAAAATAACGAGCCATTAGTTTTGGTTAATTGGTTTAGCGTAAACCGTTCCGCCAGAAGACACTTCAATAGCGCTTACACGCCACGGAGCGCCCGTGCCTTGCGGGACAATAAACGGAATTGGCGTATTAGCCGGAACCGGAGTGCTATTGCTTGTAGCAGTAACGTTTTCGCCAACCGCTACGTAAGCATCCGATGTACACCAAACGACAACGCCTTGCGGACCAGCGGGCCAAGTTGATGTTGAGCCAGCCGTACCAGTATAAGAAGCGGTCTTGGCTGGAAACAGACCGTCAGCAAGTGGATTAAGAAGTTCCATGTCGTTACCTCAAGCCAAGAATTTTAGGCGGTAAATCGTAGATAAGTACAAGCCAAAAATGGCGTCTAACAGGTTTTGCAGCGTTGTGTCGTCTTTACTGACGACTTTATACCGCATTTCCTCAAGTTCCTTAAGTTCCTTTTCCAAAAAGTCAAGCACGTTGTTTGACTTCTGGGCAGAGGCTAGGGCAATCGGGCCGATCAGCCCGTGCCGCCCCTGATAGGCTTCGGCAAAGTCGTCCGCGAGCGGAATAATGCCCTCGTAAAACTTCTGTAGCGCTTTGTGCTTGGCGTAGTTACGGGTATTTAGATGCGTGGAATGGGTCACATCCCGCGCTAGAAATAGCCGTCCGATAAAGACTTCGCAGGTCATTGCGGCGGTAACTCCATCGGCATTTGCGGGGGCATTTCCATCGGCATTTCAGCCTCTCTAGGGGCCGGGGCTACAAGGTCGTTGGCGGACAGCATCCCGCTAATCGTGCCCATTACGATGTCTTGAATCTGCTCTTCGGACATGCCCGCCTGAACCGCGCTGATACGCTTGGTCTCGGCGTCATACGCCTTAATCTGCGCTTCCTGCTCCTTGATACGCAGTTCCGTTGCTTCCATAGACTGCGAGACATTTCGGAGCATCTGGAACATCTGATCCATCTCAGCGCCCATCGCCTCAATCTGCTGATTAGCGGCTTGCAACGCTGGGTCTTCGTTAGGATCGGCAAGCAATTTTGGGTCAATGGTCTTAGAGAGACGCTTGGCAATTTCCTGCGCTCCCGGCCAGTCCATATTCTTGACAAACAGGTCGCCTGCCACGCCCCAAAGGTTCGGGTTGGCTTGCAAAATTTGCGACATTGCGTCCATCGCCTCTTGGCGCTTGGTCATGTAAGACGGGCCGGTCGTAACGGCTACGTCGTACTTACCCACGGACGGGTTGTAGATTTTTTCAATAACAACACCAGCCTGATCCATGATTTTACGGACAGGCTCTTGTTGCATCGGGTCGATACGCACCGTCGAGGTTTCCCCATCGATGCCGATGATGCGAGCGATACGCTGGGTATCGTAAATCTTCGGAATCAAGTCAACGAGTTGACGCGTAACGTAGCGGATAGCGCGGGCAAGGTTATCTACGTAATGATATGACCCCGTATCGCCCTGACGTTCACGCGCCAATATGGCCCGACCCGAGCGCTCGTTAGACGTGGCGCCAAGGCTAGAGTCATAGTAGCCCGTCGTAGACTTAATGTCGTCCGACGCGCCCATCTTAGCCTGAATAAGGCCCGTTTGTGCAAGGGGTGGGGCGGCACGTTGGGGCAACGGCAGCATGTTGCCAGCGCCGTCCGTAACGTCAGGATTGACCTCCAAATACGGCCAGTTTTGCGTGTTGGCGGTCTTCCACTGATGCTCGTATCCCTCAAACTGCCCACCGTAGCCGATAAACGGCGCTTTGGGGGCCAAGGCGAGCATTTCCGCCTCTTGGGATACCCAGTAGTTGTACATGCGCTGCGCGTCTTTAGCGTTACGCACGAGGCCGCTGATGTAGATACGGCCTTCCACTTCGTATTCGTTGCCGACCACGCGGACAACCGGAATCGACTTACCCGGCCACTCCTGCTCTTCCAGCACCTCGTAGCCGTTTGTCTTCATCCACTTAATCTTGCGGATGTCTACGTCACGGGTGCGAATTGGAGAAAGGCCCATCGCCTCCATTTGGTCGGCTTCAGGCGAGCCAGCGTAGGCGGTAGCACCGCCCGGATACAGGTTTAACTTGGCTTTTTCATAGTAAGCGTAGAAGTATTCCGCAATCCGTACTGAATCGTCGGTAATCCACTGCGCCAGATTCTCGTCACCAATACCACGGCTCTGGATCGACGAGATGGGTTCGGCGTCAGGAAAATGACGCTCAAACTCCTCACGGGGCATGTCCTCGGTTATGAAACACCATTCTGCATCGGCTCCGCACGGGTCTTGGATGTGCGGGTCCATATATACCGAGAACGAGTTACGAACGCGAGCAATACGGATATCTTGGTCAAACGAATCCGGGTCGCAATACTCGGTCAGGATGCGGATATAGCCTTCGCCGTACGTAACCTGATTCTCACAGGCGGTGTCGTAGGCAACGTCGGCATCCGAGATGTACTCGATGTGCCGGACGATACCGTCAAACACTTCGGCGACTTCAATGTCTGCCTTGTCATCGACCGGGATGACTTTGCCAGCAGGACGGTTCTGGCGTTGGTCGTTCGTGACCTGTCGAACGTGCTGGGGCAGTTTGTTGATGGTCAGGCAGGGACGAGCGTTGATTGTCTGACCCTGCACTGCGCCACGGGTGGCTAAGACCTCTTGCGGCCACTGCCAGCGGTTATCTGGAGAACCCGCCATAAAGCGCAGGTCGTCCAGTTCGCTATCGCGAGACTCGCTATAAGCCGTCAGGGACAACTGCATTCGGGTACGCGCTTGGGCGAGGATATCGCCCGTACTACGCGCACGGCGGCTCTCGGGCGTATTAGCCACCTGAGCCGCGCCCTTCATCCCTGTCGGGTCTTTAGCCATTACTTGCCCTTCTTACCGGCTTTACGCTTGACCGAATACGCGATGGCAACAGCCTGCTTAACAGGCTTGCCAGCCTTCACTTCAGCGCGAATGTTCTTGCGAAAAGCCCCCTTAGAGGCGGACTTTACAAGAGGCATTAACGCATACCCCGTTTCATCGGAGTCGGTCGGAAATCGACCGCAGTGCGGATCATGTCCTCGTTAACGCGCTTCGGCATACGCGGAGCAGGCATCCGGGGCTTCTGCATCCGGCTGTTTTGGATCATGTCACCGACTGTTGCGCCGGGGGACACGCCGATCGGACCGGGGTTTTTCTTTCCGTACATGCTTCTTAGCCTTTTTTGGAGGTTTTACGGGGTTTTCGGGCGGTAAGGGCTGACTTTCTGAAATTGGCAGCCGTTGGAGCGCCCTTAGAACCCGGTTTACGCATCTTTTCGCCCGATCCCGCAGCGATTCGAGCGCGTTTAGCATGAATGTTCGCATATAGTCCCTTTTTTGCAGCCATTTCAGCATTTCCATCGTTTTAAAGATGCTTTAGCGCGTTCGGCTGGCCCCTTGGCGTTGCGAACGACCCCTTTCATGCGGGCGCAAAACGACTTTTTACGTCCTGCGTCCGCTTTTGTCTTCGGACTGGGCGCCGGAGCCTTCAAATTAGACCCCGTTGCACGATTATATTTTGCACG